AATTCCGTTGAGATCTGCAAGATATTCGGGTTCCCTCATACGATCATTGACGGCGGCGCCTCTGAGGAAGATAAAAAACAGTTTACCAGCGTCGTGATTGCGCTTCTGAATCAGATAGAAACTGCACTTGACAGTTCGCTTCTGCTCGAATCCGAAAAGGATGCCGGATATTACTGGGCGTTTGATGTCAAGGAACTCACCCGTGGAAGCATCCTTGAACGATATCAGGCTTATGCTATCGCACGTCAGAACAATATTCTCCAGATTGATGAAATACGCCGTGAAGAAGATTATGAACCGCTCGGCTTCAATTACATGACGCTCGGACTTGCAGACGTTCTGCTTAATCCTCAGACAATGGAGGTATTCACTCCGAATACCGGACAGACGGCTACACTCAGCGAAGTGAGAGCACATTACAAGCGTGATTCCCGTGGACGTTTTGCCGGAAGCGGAGGAGCAGGAGGAAGTTCTTCAGGCGGAAGCTCCTCAGAAGGTGTTGACAAATCGTAGTATGATGATATAATTAAACATAAGCAAGAAATCATTGATGACTTCAAGTCGTCAAATTTCAATGGTGAAATACACATACCACCAAGAAAAATAAACGTTAATGCTCTTAATTACGATAATCATCACATAACAAGCAGAAATCACGATGTAAATCTCAAAAAAGCCAGACAATTTATAAACAATGCCAAAATTTCTTATAAAAAAATTATTGATGGTGACGAATTTGAAAACTATATCGGTGATAAAGGTGCTGCATACGTTAATATTACCAAGAACTGCATAAGAACAGCGTTTCCGCAAACCGAATATAATCGGGGGATCAACAGAATTCTTGATACTATTAATAAGCATATGAATAAAAAGGGGTGAATAAAATGGCAAAATGTCCGCTTGTTGATAGAGATATAGAATCAGGTGACTGCCTTGAAATAACCGAGGTAGTAGATGAAATGGTCGGCAACGAGTCATATATTCCTGATGAATTCAAGAAAAAAAATAATTATAAGGAAATATGCAAAAAATGTAAACAACATGTAAGTGCATGGGGCGAACCTGATAACAAATAAACTGCTCTAACAGAGCAGGTTTCATATCCCGTTTGTGCAGTCAAATGCACAGAAATATGTAAAAAGCATCTCTCAGGAGGTGCTTTTCTTATACCCTGACACAGTAAGGAGATGATATATTGATAATAGAAGAAAGAGCCGACGGACTTCATGTAAGAGGTTACGTCAACGTTACCGGCAAACTGTCAAGACCGGTGATAACTCCAAGAGGTAAGGTTATCGAAACAATTGAAGAACGTGCCTTCGATGCGGCTATCAGAAAAAGCGGCAATATAACCGTAACAGTCGATCATGATGAAGGTCACGCTTATGCCTCTACCAAAGACGGCACACTGAAGCTAACAGAAGATGCTATCGGACTTAAAGCTGAGGTACTTGTTACTGATAAAACGGTCATTGATATGGCACGAAAAGGCAAGATAAAGGGCTGGAGCTTCGGAATGTATAACGTCATTGACGAAATGGAAGAACGTGCTGATAAACTTCCCATACGCCATGTCAAAAGCTTTCTCCTTGACCATATAACACTGGTAAAGGATAAGGTTCCCTGTTACGCTGCAACATCGGTAGAATACCGTGCGGACGAAGCCGTTGATATAGAACGGCGTGCGCTTGATATCGAGCCGGAACTGCATATCTCATCCGCAAATAAACCCGATTACAACGAATATGAAAGAAGGATTGAAAGTTTATGAAAAAGTTAATCGAAAAAAGAGCAGTACTCAAAGCTTTACTCGAATCAATGCTTGCTTCTATCAAACAGGAGGAAAGAGCATTCACCGAGGAGGAAGCCAAGAAATTCGACGAAACAGAAGCGGAAATCAAGTCAATTGACGCCACAATTGCCGCTGAGGAACGTGCAAAGGGCATTACAGACGTTGTAGTACCCGAAACAGAGCCGAAGCCGGCATCTGATGAAGATAAAACCGCAGAGCTTGAAGAAAGAGCGTTTGCCGCATACATTTTTGACAAAGCGGCTGAGCTTCGTGCCGGCGGAGAGAACATGACAATGTCAAGCAACGGAGCCGTCGTTCCTGAAAGCATTGCAGGCAGAATTATTCAGGCTGTCAAGGATATCTGTCCCATTCTTCAGGGCGCAGACGTTTATCACGAAAAGGGAACGCTTAAAATTCCTAAATGGACAAAATCAGGCGAAAACAGCGATCACGATATCACTATTGCATACTCCGAGGAATTCAAGGAACTTGAAGCTGACAGCGGAAAGTTCACTTCTGTTGATCTCGGCGGATACCTCGTCGGAGCTCTTACTCTTATCGGTAAATCTATCGAAAACAACACTCACATCAATGTCGTTGATTTTGTTATCAAGAAAATGGCTGAGAAAATTGCAGAGTTCATGGAAAAGGAGTTTCTCACCGGAACTGAAAAGTGTCAGGGCGCAGTAAATACAAGCAATAAAGTTGAAGCAGAGGATTCAGAAACAATCAGCTTTTCTGACCTTGTAAGGCTCCAGTCTGCTGTCAAGCAGGTATTCCAGAAAAACGCATGCTGGACAATGCATCCGGACACATTTACAACCATCAAGTTCCTTGAAGACGGCGACGGCAGACCGCTTCTCAATCCCGATGTAACAAAGGAGTTTCCTTATACCATTCTCGGAAAGCCTGTGTATCTGTCCGACAATATGCCTAAGATCGGTGCCGGTGCAAAGAGTATTCTTTACGGTGATTACAGTGGACTTTCCGTCAATATCCGTGAAGATATCTCAATACAGGTACTCAAAGAAAAGTATGCGACACAGCACGCTATCGGTGTAATTTCATGGCTGGAGATTGATTCAAAGGTAAGTGATGAACAGAAGCTCGCTGTTCTTGTTCATAGGTCTGCATAATGCTTGTCAGGGCACGAAGAAGCTTTGCAGGTCCTTCGATACACATGAAGTGCGGAGAGATCCGTGACGTGAAACAGGGTGAGGCGAAACGCCTCATCCGCAGCGGCCATGTTGAGAAGGCAAGCGAACAGCCACACGATAAGCTTCCGGATAAAAAAGAGGTGGCAGAAGATGAAGATAAGCCAGACAACACTGAATGATGTAAAGGATTACTGCGGCATTTCCGATAATGACAGTGATACTCTTATAGAGAATTACGGCATGCCGGCTGCAAAATCGTTTATAATGGGTTACACAGGTCTTTCTTCTGAAAAGATAGACGAACACGAAGATCTGACGATAGCCTACATGGTTCTTATTGATGAAATGCACACACAGCGTGAGTATACCGTTAATAAGGATAAGCTTAATCCGACTGTATCAACCATTCTCGGCATGTACGCCGTCAATTACCTGTGAGGTACGTCAAATGGCATACAACAAGAAAATAGAAATTCAGGCTTTATGCGAGGAAGAAGATGAGATAGGACAGCAGATCAGAAGCTGGAAAACTATATTCAGACCATGGGCGTCGATCAATTGTACAGGCGGCAGAGAATACTACAAGGCAGCTCAGACAAACTCTCAGAATGATATGATTTTCAAAATCCGGTACAGCAAAACAATAAGCAGTTACAGCACATCGGAAATCAGAATCGTATATAACGGCAGAATACATAACATCAAGCACATTGATGATTATATGCAGCAGCACAGAGAGCTTGTTATCAGAGCTGAGGAAATTAATGGAAGAGGGTGAGCAGAACGGCTGATATTATATCACCGGATCAACTCGGCAGCGTGCTTGCAGAAGCATTTAAAACTTATACTGACGAAATAAAAGAAGAACTATATGAAGGACTTGAAGAAATCGGCAAAGAAGCTGTCGAAGAAGTAAAAGAACTTTCTCCTGTATATACAGGAAAAAGAAAAAGGCTTAAAAAAGGAAAATATAAAAAAGGCTGGAGGTATGAAATTCAGAAAAACAGAGGGGCAATCAAAGTTGTTGTATGTAACAGACACTATCCTCTCACTCATCTGCTTGAAAACGGCACGTTAAATCATGATGGTACACAGCATTCAAAACCTATACCACATATCAGCGTTGCTTTGAAACATGCCGAAGAAAAGCTGAATCATATGCTGGAGAATTTATAATGGAACTGACAGAGATAAAAAAAAGACTGAAAACGCTTGGTATTCCGGTAGCTTATTTTAAATTCGATACACCGCAGAAGCTTCCTTTTGTAGTCTGGCACGAGGACGGTGCAAGAATCGAAGGAGCCGATAAGCTGAATCTTTACCGGCGTGTTGATATTGCGATTGACCTGTACAGCGAGAAAAAGGAGCTGAGTATCGAAAAACAGATTGAAGATCTCTTTTCAGATATACCGCTCGACAAAACTCCGGATATAGATATACCGGAAGAAAATATGTTTATGATAACATACACTTTTGAAACCATACAGAAAATAGCAGGAGGTTAATTTATGGGACACACACAGACAAAGGAACTGAAAAAAATTCCTCTCGGTTCACTTGATTTCTATGTTGTGGAGTGGGACGGAAAAACGATCCCCGAAGATTCAGAAATCGAGACCGAGAGTAATATGATCGGCAGAACCAAGAACGGCGGAACAGTGAACTATACCGGTGAATGGTACACAGCCACATCCGATGACGGCAAGGCAAAAAAGAAAAGACTTATCGGTGAAGATGTATCGATTGCCTACGGTAACATCACATGGAACGCCAATACTCTCAGAACTCTTACACCGACAGCACGAGTAGAGGAAAAGGACGGCAAAAGAACGGCAAAGATCGGCGGCATCTCGAACGACGACGGAAAGAGATATGTCATAAGAGGTGTTTATAAAGATAAAGTTGACGGCGATATAAGAATTACCGGTGTGGGTGTAAATACCGGCGGCTGGTCAGCGGCTTTCGTCCCAAATTCTGAAACCACACGTCCTGCGTCCTTCCAGTGCGAACCCCTTGACGACGAAGGAACTCTGCTTATCTATGAAGAAGAGGTTATTGAAGCAACAGCAGCGACATGAACTGTGGAACAGACGGCAGCTCCTCCGGAGGAAATCTCCGGAGAGTCTGCTGACTCTGTTGAAGAAATCGGTGAGCAGGCTGAATAACAGTCTGCTCTTTTTTCAGGAGGTATATATGCGGAAAATGATATTTAAACTTGACAGCGGTGAAACAATAGTTATCAGACCGCCTAAGATAAAACAGTACGACAAGCTGCTGAGAGCATCTGATGACAGCGATCTTTTAGAAGCAATATCGGACATTACAGAAATCAATCCTGATGTTATATATAACAACTGGACTGTTGATGATCTCAGCCGATTCTATGCTGAAATCCAGAACTGGGTAAATGGAGTAAAAGCATCCGACCCAAACTGAATGTGCCTTACTATCCCGATTATTCAGGAAGTAAGGCATATTTCAGGAATAACAGCGAAAAAAGAAAGGTTGTCGCCGATTATGCAAATATGTCAATTCCGGAAACAGAAGAACTGACCGTCTTTGAATACTGGGGATTTCTACATGATGCTGTTGTATGGAATTGCAGCCGTACCGCAGAGGGCAAAGAATACCTTGAAAACGCATATAATTACGCCCAGACGAAGCCGGACAGAGAAACATTACGGGAATTATTCGGATAAAAGAGGTGAAATATGGTCAGTAAAAAAATAAAAGGTATCACCATTGAGATCGGTGCCGATTCCACCGGACTTGATAAGGCATTAAAAGACGTTGAAAAAGGCGCAAATAAGGTCAGAAGCGAGCTTCGTGATGTAAATAGTGCTATGAAAAACGCTCCTGAGTCTGCTGTATTGTGGACTCAGAAGCAAAATCTGCTCACCAAAGCTATCGAAGAAAGCAAAAAGAAGCTTGACTTTCTGAAAAATGCTCAGGAACAGGTAGAAAAACAGTTCAGAAATAAGGAAATTGGTGAAGAACAATACAGAGCATTTCAGCGTGAAGTCGAAAAAGCCGGAGCAGAACTCAAATATTTTGAAGATACGCTGAGTAACTTTGAAAGTACAGCTGAAAATGCTTCTGACGATATGAGAAAACTTGGTGATGCTGCGGAAAACACCGGAGAACAGGCAGAAGAAAGCGGAGACGGTTTCACTATTCTGAAAGGAACAATAGCAGATCTTGCCGCAGACGGAATAAACAAGGCAATTGACAGCTTCAAGGAGCTTGCTTCTGAGGGCGATACTGCACTTGATACTTTACAGGCAAAAACAGGTGCAACTGCTGAGCAGATGAAAGAATACCGTGATATCATGACAAATCTTTACGGTAATAATTACGGTGAAAATAAGACTGATATCGCCGATTCAATTGCAGCAGTAAAGCAGCAGTTAGGAAATATAAGCAGTGAAGAACTCGAAGAAGTCACCGAACAGGCACTTCTTCTGCGTGACACCTTCGGTTATGAAGTAAGCGAAAGTATCCGGACAGCAAAAATGTTAATGGATCAGTTTGAGCTGTCCGCAGATGAAGCTTATACACTTATTGCTCAGGGTGCACAGAACGGCATTGATAAAAACGGCGATCTACTTGATACGGTCAATGAATACGCTGTGCATTATAAGCAGTTAGGATATAATTCAGAGGAATTTTTCAATTCGCTGAAAAACGGCACCGATGCAGGAACATTCTCTGTTGATAAGCTTGGCGATGCTATGAAGGAATTCGGTATCAGATCAAAGGATACAGCTAAGTCAACAGATGAAGCCTACGCTGCTCTTGGTGTAAATGCAGAACAGATGCGCACAGCCTTTGCAGAAGGCGGTGAGAGCGCACGAGCTGCAACAGAGACAATACTGACAGCTCTTTTCAGCATGGAGGATAAGGTCAAGCAGAATCAGACAGGCGTTAACCTTTTCGGAACAATGTGGGAAGATCTCGGTGCTGACGGAATAAAAGCCCTTTCCGATATAAACGGACAGGCAGATAAAACTGCTTCCACGCTTGACGACATAAACAATATCAGATATGACAATATCGGCAGTCAGACAACCTCTTTAAAACGAAAAATTGAAACCGAATTATATGAACCGCTTATAAAAAAACTGATTCCGAAGGCAGAAAAAGGAATAGACACTATCACAAGGAATCTTCCTGAAATGATAGATAGCGGAAAAAAGCTTATTCCAGTGGTGAAAGGAGCCGGTGCAGCCTTTGCAGCATGGAAGATTGCAAACACTGTCAAACCGGGTGTAACAGCGGTAAAATCTCTATTTGATTCGGTGAAAAACGGAAGTACTGTCATGGGAGGATTTAACGCAGTACTTAAAGCAAACCCCATAGGAACAGTAACAACAGCAATAGGTGTTGCTACAACGGCTATTGATTATTTTCGGGAAAGGGCAAGGTGGAAAGAAGAAGATAAAGAAAAAGCTCTTACAACTCTTGTTAAGGAAGAATACAAAGAAGCCGCCGGCCGTATAAGGGATACAAGCGATTCATTAAAAGAAATGAGGGACAGTCTCGGAGATCAAACCGGAAGTATCGAGCTGGAAACTGAAAAAACTAAAGAACTCTGGGAAGAACTTCAGACCCTTGCAGACATCGCCGGAAAGGTCAAGGACGCAGATAAAACCAGAGCCGAATACATACTCAATGAGCTGAATGAAGCACTGGGGACTGAATATGAAATAACCGGAAACCAGATAGAGAACTATCAGACCATGCAGACTGAAATTGATAAGCTTATCGAGAAAAAAAGAGCGATGGCATATATAGATGCGTATGCAGAAAACGAAGCTGAATATGCAAAAATACAACAGGAATCGCTTGAAGAGTATTCCGAAGCTAAAAAGGAATACGAAAAGAACGGGTTTGATATTGAACAGTTCCGTATAAAAGTGAGTCAGCGTTCCGGAAGGTACATAGGTAATTATGAAGCACTTGGCGATTTTCTCAACAGCCTTGACGAAGGCGAGGTTGATGCCAGCCTGAGTATGGCAGGTGTTGATATAGAAGCACTGAAATCCATGCGTGGTGAATACGATGAACTTTACGCTAACTATCTGGCATCCCGTCGAAATATGAATAACGCCAAAAATAACTACAAGGAAGCAACGAAGTATCAGAATAAGCTTTCAGAGGCTCAGAAAGCGGTATCGGAAGAACGCTATGATGAGGTTGCAAAGATCTTATGGATTGAAGAAAATGCGTTAAAGGAACTCTACGAAAATGAGCAGAATCATTTCGAAGAAAGAAAAAAAGCATATAAAGAGTTTCTTGAGAAAAAGCGGTATGAGCTTGAGCTTGCAATTGAAAACGAAGACCGCACCAACGCCGAAGCTGCCGCCAAAGAGATAGCCGAAGCCCTCGAATACGGTAAAGCTGCCGGAATGAACAAAGGGGACGGATTTATCACTGAGTATAAAAAGAAGATTGAGGAAATGGATTCCGCTGGACTTGATACATCAATTCTTGATGAATTCGGAAAACAGAGCGGTGAAAGTGCAGGAACTCAGTTTACCAGTGCATTCGTTACAAGAATGCAGGCTCTTAAAGCTATAAATAACGCTGGAGTCTTTTTCGGAGATGCGATATTAAACGCAATTAACACCCCTATGTTCGCAGACGGCGGATTTCTCAGAAAAGGACAGGGCATAGTTGCCGAAAAAGGTCCGGAGCTTATTGAAATAGTAAACGGCGGAGCGAGAATCACACCGCTTACATCGGGGGCAAGAAATACAGCCGTATCAGGTCCATCGGGAAATAACAGCAGAATCACCTATATAAACAATACCATTAACGCAACAATTTCCGGTGATTACGATGTAAGACGCATGGCGGAAAAACTATCCGACGAACAGCGCAACGCAGAAAGGAACATGGGCTTATGAGCAGTATTATTTTTAACGGTGCAAACAGCGATGAACTCGGACTGATGATAACAAAACCGATAGTTCGTCCGTCATGGTCAGCGATGTACAGTGAGCTTATGACATCCGGCGGAATACGCAAGATAATGCAGCGTATGAGTACATTTGATAATGCGTCGTTCTCCATTGAAATGTATGCAGACGATGCTTCAGCTGATAATATACGAAAAATCTTCAAGACGCTGAATGGCTACGGAAAGCTTATTATATCTACAGTGCCTGACGAGTACCTTAATGTCATTGTGAATCCTGTTACACCAGTACCGGTCGCAATGCTTGCAGCAGAAATTTCTCTGTCCGTCACAGCACGCCCATTTGCGTATGCCGTCTCACCCACTGAGTACAATCTGACGGATGCCGTAGATTATATGGAAGTCGATAACAGAGGAACTGTATTCTCTGCACCCGAAATCCGTCTCAAAGGCTCCGGAGATGTAACGATAAATGTAAACGGCGCTGATTTTATAGTGAAAATTCCGGCTGAAATCAATTCACAGGAAATCATCATTGACTGTGATTCTCAGGTCGCATACTACATGGACAGAGATAACAGAGTGTCTATAACGCACCGGACGTATAATAATTTTCCGCTGCTTCACGAAGGAATGAACTACATAAAGTATACCGGAGAAGTAACTGAAATGAAATGCAATGTCAGAGAGAGGTGGCTGTAATGCAGGGAACAGTAACAAAAGCAGATCCATTTATTCCGGAAAACTGGGAAGATTTTGTGACTGCTGTCGGAACGGCAGATGCATACGTTTCACTTCCGGTAGAGGGTGGAACATATGACATGAATGAAATAG